ATGGAAGATGATAATGTTGATATTATGTTACCAATGGATCCGTGGTTGCTTGGGTTTTTATTGGGTGATGGTAGTTTTAGAAATAACAAAGTTTCATTTACTTCTGCAGATCAAGAGTTAATTGATAAGGTTTCATCGAAATTGGATGTTAATTACAAGGTTAACCATATATCCAGGTATGATTATAGTATCACATTTGCAACCAATGAAATTTTGCAAGATAGTAAATCCAACTACCTGAAAAACAAAGATAGAAATTCGAATGACAATATTACTGATGTTAACAGTTCATTTCACAAATATGTACACATTTTAAAAGAACTAAATTTGATGGAAACATATAGTCATTCTAAATTTATACCTGAAATTTATTTCACTGCAAGTTTAGAACAGAGATTTGAATTAATAAGAGGATTGGTTGATAGTGACGGAACCATTGATAAATCTAGTGTTACTTTCACTAGTACTAGTTTAGAATTAGCTAAAGGATTTCAACAACTTATTCGTAGTGTTGGTGGTATTGCTAAAATAAAACATAAAACTAATAGAACATATATGTATAATGGAACTCGTAAATCATGTAAAGATGCCTATCTTGTTACGACTAAATTTCCGAAACCTTGGATTCTTGCTTCATTGACTCGGAAAGTTAATGCTACTAATTTTAAATATCAATATGGCAATACATTGAAGCTTAATGTAACTGATATCAAACAGGTATCTACTGAATGTGTTAAATGTATTTTAATCGATAGTCCAGATCATTTATATATTACAGATGATTATATTGTAACACACAATACTATTACTACTGCAACATTATCACAGTTATGTGAGCAATATGGTAGAACTATTATTATTGTCCCAAATAAATCACTGGTAGAACAAACCGAAGAAGATTTCATCAATTGTGGACTAGATGTCGGTGTATATTATGGTGACAGAAAAGATTTGTACAAAACTCACACTATATGTACATGGCAAAGTCTTAATATTCTTGATAAGAAAAGTAAAAACAATCAGCATGATATTATTACATTAGCAGAATTTTTAGACGATGTAAAAGCCGTAATTGTTGATGAAGTACATATGGCAAAAGCAGAAGTTTTGAAAAATCTACTTACTCAAAATCTTTGTAATGCACCAATTAGATGGGGACTTACTGGTACAGTGCCAAAAGAATCACATGAGTTTGAAAGTATTTTTGCTAGTATTGGACCAGTGGTCGGTGGTATTAAGGCGCATGAATTACAAGAAATGGGTGTATTATCTGGGTGTCATGTTAATATAACACAACTGTATGATCTAGCAGCTTTCCAATCGTATTCAGAAGAATTAACCTATTTGGTAACTGATTCAAAAAGAATGACTTTTATTAGTAATATGATAAGTTCAATAGCTGAAACGGGTAATACGTTGGTATTAGTTAATCGAATCGATACTGGCAATTTCATTGTAAATAAAATACCTGATTCGGTATTCATATCAGGTAAGGTAAAATCAAAAGACAGAAAAGATGAATATGATGAAATTAGAACAAGTGATAACAAGATTATTGTCGCCACTTATGGTGTTGCTGCTGTTGGTCTTAATATTCCCCGTGTATTTAATTTGGTTCTTCTTGAGCCCGGTAAAAGCTTTACAAGAGTTATACAATCGATTGGGCGTGGAGTTAGAAAAGCCAAAGACAAAGACTTCGTCCAAATCTGGGATATTACCTCCACCTGTAAGTTTGCGAAGCGTCACCTTACGGAGAGAAAGAAATTTTACCGAGAAGCTCAATATCCATTTACGATAGAAAAAGTTGATTGGCAGAAATAAGGATAATAATGAATATATTAACATTAGATAATAAAGCGGTCTCATTGAATAATTTACCTGACACAGTTGATGATGATACCAGATTTGCTGTTTTAGATAACAGTGCACCATTGAATCCAGATTTCTTTTTCGTGCCATTAATTTTTTTGGAATCATTCAATGCACCAGCAATGGTGTTAAGAATTGGGGATCAAGAAATCACCATGCCACTTGATTGGCACATTGCAGTGGGTGACAGTACTAGTGCAACTAATATTGAAATAATACCGTTAACTAGTTTAAATGATAGGGGATTTGAAGCATTAGTATTCAATCCACTGAGTTCACATCGATTGGAATTCAAGCCAATTGAAATAGTTAATTTTTACAATGATATTAAATGGTATTTTCCAAAAATGAAAAACGGCCAATTATTGGCAATGCCATTGGCTGATGGGGATGCACCAGAATGTGCGTACTTTGTCAAAGAAATATCGAGACAAAGTGAAATGATTCATTTAGATAAACTTTTATAACAAAAACAAACATTCATGGTACAATAAACCGATGACCGAAAGATTACAACTATCAGAGATATTAGCAGCAGTTGATACTAACACACGTGAATTATGGGATGTTGCAGGAGAAGATCAACAAAAGGTGATTCAAGGTGATTTATTTCGACTTAACCGATACATTAGTAACGTGCAACGTGGAAATAGAGAAACCAAAGAACATTTTGTTCTTACTGTAAATGAATATTTCAATAAAAATTGGCATGTTCTGAGTAAACATCCTAAATTGCTATGGTTACTAATATGCATGTGTAGTCTTGATGGGAATACAGTTATGTACCATGAATGGATTGGATTGAAGAAAAAAGACACAAAATCATCAAATAGTAAATTGAAATTTTTAGAAGAATTACATCCTAGTATGAAACTCGATGAAGTATATATGCTAGCCGATATTATGACTGATAACGACTTTAAAGAATTAGCGATCAGTCATGGATATACCGATAACGACATTAAAAAATTGTTAAAATGAGTGAATTAAAACCATACATCTGCCAATATTGCAATCATGGGTATTCTAGGGAAAGCACGTTGTTCACCCACGTTTGTGAACCAAAACGTCGTGCTATTGCACGTAATGATAAACACGTTGTGATTGGATATAACGCTTATAACAAGTTCTTCCAAATGTCACAGAATGTGAAGCAACCTAAATCATATGAGGATTTTTGCAAAAGCCCATACTATAATGCATTCGTAAAATTTGGAAGTTTTGTTAGTAATGTAAATCCATTATATCCATACCACTTCATTGAATATGTTATAAATAGTGGTGTAAAACTAGATCATTGGTGTAGTGACCAACTATATGACAAATATGTAGTTGAACTTATTCGCACAGAACATGCGGAAACCGCACTTGAAAGAAGCATCGCACATATGATAGAATGGGCTGATAATAATAATTCTAAATGGGAACATTATTTTTTATATGTTAGTCTTTCACGGGCAACATTTGATATTAAAGATGGTAAAATTAGTCCATGGTTGATATTGAATTCTCCCACAGGGAAAGATTTACTTAAAAAATTGTCAGATGATCAGTTAAACGCAATAAGCCCAATGATTGATCCTCAATTTTGGTTTTCAAAATTTAATCGTCTGAAATCAGACACCGAACTTGTTAAACAATTAGTCAAAGAGTCGAATTTATGAATGAAAATGACACACCGCTTGATGTAGATGTTATCGTATCAGAAGAAGATAATTCAGTATATGTTAAATTTTCTGGATTCAACGATCTTGATCAAGCTGATAATTATGCGATATTTTTATCAGAGTATCTACCATTGATGTTATTCCAATCAACGGTGATTCATTAATGGATATTGATATTGATTTTCTCAATCGCCAAGATGCGCTTAAACACCTGAAACATATTGTGGCAGGTAGACACACAGATACTGGTATGGTTGCACATAATACGGGGATTTACGTTCAAAACATCCCGTATAATCCATTAACTAATCTATCAACAATAGATTATAAAAGTGCAGAAGATCGTGGTTATTTTAAAATTGACTTTCTTAATGTCAATGTTTATGATGGTGTCAAAGACAACAATCATCTATTATCACTAATGGAGGCGGAACCTATATGGGATCTTTTACTAAACGAAGAATTTGTAAATCTACTATTTCATTTGAACGGGCACGGCGATATTCTGAAACAGACCTTGCCGACTTCAGTGGAGCAATTAGCTGCCGTCCTAGCTATGATACGGCCAGCGAAACGCTATCTGATTGGGAAAGATTGGACGACGATTATGAACGAGGTTTGGGTAAAACCCACTAATGGCGGGTACTACTTCAAAAAATCGCATTCACATAGCTATGCCATGGTTATCATAGTACAGATGAATTTACTAGTGGAACAATTATCTAGTAGTACGAACTAATGTAATCGATTTACGTTTCACTCGCTTAACTGTTAAGTCCATTAAATTAACTACCGGACCTAATATTACGCGAGTGTCTTTACTATTAAACGTTTTAATTATATATTGAAATGGAACCAATTGATCCTTGCAAAATATTGAAATAGGGAATTGACGATTCGATTCCCACCACCAAACCTCACCAATCTCTAAAAATTGCTCACGCTCAGATTCCGTTTTTATTGAATTCAAATCATAAAAACTAGTCACATTCTGATCCTGGTTGATGATAATACCAACATATTCATTCCCGCCATAGGTCAATACACTGATGAATGGCAGATTGTTGTTCATGTTATTTCTTAATGTAGTCATGTGCATATTTATCATATCGATTTTCGATAAATACTTTAATTAACAGGATTTGCCAGATGCAAAAAATAATAACATATTCATACCCAAATAGAATTCAATTACTGGCTGATCTGGCAGGTTTTACCGTGGAGTATACTAACGTGTATCAAAGAAATGTAAAAATATATAACGGTATCGATAACACTTTGGAATTCGATATAAAAAATGCTGATCAGAAACGGATCGATCTAACAACATTCGATTCAATCCAACTTAATGTAATGGATGCAGCAGGTAACGCTCTGCCTAATAGCCCATATGACGTAGAAATAAGTGATATAAAAGGAATATCAACAGTAATAATACCATCAGATGACTTGGTAGACTTCACACCACAATTCTTCAAATACACAGTAGTTGCAGAAAAGGATGGATTAATCATACCATTATATACAGATGGTCATTTTTCTGCCGTGGGAATGCTAGAATTAGTGGCATCGGCTATACCAACAACTAAACCTTCTCGTGTCTTTAATACATTTACTGCTGAGTTGGATTACCTTGGAAATCCCACCCATCATAGTAGCGCAATTCCAGCTAGATTTTATGAAGCAATCCCAACAACCACCTTATCGTTTAGTATTAAATGTGATAACTTTATCGGTACCATATATTTAGAAGGCACTACCGCATCAACTATTTCAGTCGATTCATTTAAAAAGGCAACCACTCTTCAAACATGGACAACAACAGTTGCAACGTCTAATACTATTACATTTAGCAACGTTCCAGTTGGGGATTTCTGTCATTTTCGTGTATATTGGACTAATCCTAAACTCCAAGTATTGCGTAACGACCTGATTTCATACACAGATCAGATTCAAGCAGCATATGGAAAAATAACAAAAATTGTTGTAAACTAACTTGACATTGACATTACAATAGACTATAATGTAGCAATGTCAATAATACCAGAAACAATACAAAACTTCTTACCATTAAAAAGAAAAAAAACACCCAGCGGTTGGTGGGTGTTTAACGCAGTTTGTTGCCCCCATACCGGACACACACCTGACACAAGACAACGTGGCGGATTTATTATCAATTCTGGTGATGTAGTGACGTATCATTGCTTTAACTGCCAATTCAAAGCAAGTTGGCAACCAGGAAGACAATTAAGTCCTAAAATGAAATCTCTAATGAGATGGTTGGGCATTAGTGATGATACTATTAATAAATTAAGTATTGATGCGTTAAGATTACTGAATGAACAATCTAATACTACTGTTAGTACTATTATACCAACTTTCAATATAATGGCACTACCACCAGATACTAAACCTATCATTGATTATCTGGATAACCCACCAGAAAAATTAATGCCAATATTGAAATATATGACAGAACGAAATCTATATCTGGAAGATTATGACTTTCATTGGACTCCAAAACCAGGATATTCTAATAGATTAATTATGCCATTCTATTACAATAACCAAATAGTAGGTCATACTGCAAGAGCAATTAATGATGCTAAACCAAAATACCTGTCAGATCAACAACCAGGTTATGTATTCAATTTGGATAAACAACACAATACTAGAAATTCAGTTATTGTTTTAGAAGGCCCAATTGATGCTATCAGTATAGAAGGTTGCGCTATACTCGGAGCACATATTAAAGATAGCCAAGATTGGCTACTACGACAACTAGGGAAAGAAATTATATTAGTCCCAGATAGAGACCATGAAGGTCCAACAACTGTTAAACAAGCAATCGAATACGGATGGTCAGTCTCACTACCAGAATGGCCATATGATCCATCTTGGGATCACCCCATAAAAGATGTTAATGATGCAGTAAATAAAATAGGTCGATTGGCTACTATCTGGCTAATTATGAAATATAAACAATCAAATGCGCTCAAAATACAACTACGAGCAAAAAAATGGTTCTAATAAATCTATAAGGATATGGATTTAAAACATGAGGGATTATGAAACAAAATATAGATTATGGATATGATATTCAAAAATTGTACCTAGAAATGATGTTGGCAGATGCTAGTACTTTCGTTAGATGCCAATCAATCTTCGACTCATCTCTATTTGATAGAAAATTACAAATGCCAGCTGAATTTCTCTATCAATACGCAGAAAATTATAACGTAATGCCTACATACGAAATAATTAATGCCGCTACCGGGTCAGATTTTAAACAACCACAAAATCTTCTTGAAGCTAATTTCGATTGGCTCTTAAACGAATTTGAAACCTTTACTCGTCATAAAGGACTTGAACGAGCAATCCTAGAATCAGCCGATATGCTAGAAAAAGGTGAATACGGATCAGTAGAAGATAAAATTAAACAAGCAGTTCAAGTCGGCCTACAAAAAGATATGGGTACCGATTACTTCGATAACCCACGATCTAGACTACTTAAAATTAAAGATAAAAATGGACAAGTCTCAACCGGATGGAAAGCAGTAGATGAAAAATTATTCGGTGGAATGAATCGCGGTGAACTTAATATCTTCGCCGGTGGCTCAGGTGCAGGTAAATCTCTATTCCTAGCTAATCTGGGCGTGAATTGGGCACTAGCCGGTATGAACGTACTATACCTGACTTTAGAGCTCTCAGAAGAACTCGTATCAATGCGTATCGATTCAATGATGACAGGGGTGCCTACACGAGATGTATTCAAACAACTCGATGAAGTAGAAATGAAAGTCAAAATGATAGGCAAAAAAGCAGGGTCCCTACAAGTCAAATATATGCCTTCAGGAAAAACCGCTAACGATGTTCGTGCCTACCTTAAAGAATATGAAATAAAAACCGGTAAAAAATTAGATGTACTACTAGTAGACTACCTAGACCTACTAATGCCAATGAGCAAAAAAATCTCACCAGCAGATCTATTCATCAAAGACAAATACGTCTCTGAAGAATTAAGAAACCTGGCAGTGGAAAAAAATTGCGTGTTCGTCACCGCTTCACAGCTTAATCGCGGCGCAGTAGAAGAAGTAGAATTCGACCACTCTCATATCTCAGGCGGCCTATCTAAAATACAAACCGCTGATAACGTATTCGGTATCTTTACCTCACGTGCTATGCGAGAACGCGGTAGATACCAAATACAATTAATGAAAACTAGAAGCTCTTCCGGCGTAGGTCAAAAAATAGATCTGGAATTTAATATCGATTCTTTAAGAATTAGTGATTGCGAAGATTATGAATTAGACTCACCATCCCAATCAGCAGGTTCAGCAATTCTAAATTCAATTAAACAACGATCAATCGTAGATGACCCAACCACAGGTATGAACGCTCCAAAAATTAAAGCAGAAGTACAAAGCTCTAAACTTCGCTCATTACTTAATAATCTACCAGAATAAATTATGAACTCTTCTATCAATGTAAATAACAATATGGAAGAGTTCAAATATATATTCACATTACCTCAACAAAAATATACCTCAATCACCGATTGGATGGATAATATAAACCACCTGGAAACTTGGCTAAACCAACATATAGGTGACCATATGGAACTCTGGGCATTCTCTTCTAACCATAACCTACAAATCGCTTTCAAAAAACCAGAACATAAAACATATTTCATTTTAGCTTACGATAAATAAGAATATGAAAATTAAAGAAATTACAGAATCAATCGGCAACGGCTCATTCTTTCGTTACGGTCCTAAACCTCCTAAAGGACCAAACGATATGCACCCGTGTGTCGATGAAATAGATCCAAATTGCCCAGGACATAAAGCCGGTCTAAATTATCAACTTGCAAACCCACATGATCCAGTGTCAGCCGATGAAGATTTAACACGACCTTCTTTTAGAAATGGCAGATTACAAGCACAACTAATGACACAAAAAGGTTGGCAAGCTATTGCAGCAACTATTTCAAAAAATCCAAACGCTCGTGAAGATGACTTGAAATTAAGACAACAGGCTCAAGTACCACAACAAATTATTGGCGCTAAACCAATTAATAGGACATAAGATGAAAATATTATAAACTATAGGTAATAATGCAATAAAAATCATTACCGATTCCTATTTAACTAATCACCACTCTTTCACAATATCATCACTAGTGGGATCATAGATCCCACTATTACCCACTGCAGATTTGATTTGATTACCCCGAAACACACCAATAGTGAACTCACCATCTTCAGTATACTTGATACTATCAAATCCCAAAATCTTAAATAATTCTCTAATCGCATTACTACCACGCTCACCAAAGGATGAACCAGTATTAAACCAAAAATCATGAGCAGAATAATGCGGACCAGATTCCTCTTCCCTAGCACTAGCCTTTATAACATCTAATAAATGTCTAGCAACCCGCTCATCAAAATTAACCCCATTCTCATCTGCTTGCTTAACTAATTCCATTACAAACATCGGAATGGTGTTCGAACCTTTACTCAATCTATCAGCATTAAATGGTCGCTCAGCTTTGATATACGCCTTTACAACATTGCCTCCACCACCTTTATTAAAATCTCGCATATCAGCATAGTCACTCGCAAATTTAGGACTACTAGCAAACCAATTTACAAAACCAGTAAATTGACCAATATCACCCGCTGTACCATGATACATCGGTATCGGATTGCCAACACTATCTATAACAATACTATTACCAAACCAAGACTTAAACTGTGGAGATATGATCATCCCATTTTCAAATAATTCTTTTATTTTCATACGTCTATTTATACCCTAAATGCCATCATCCATATTCAATCAAATTATTAGATAGAGCTAGCAGGGTAGAATAATATATACCACAATTTTCTATTTCCATAGAAAAAAATTTTTCGGCGCAAAAATTTTATAAGGTACTTAACGATTTAGACGACTTACTTTTTAGGAAGGATAATAAAGGAAGATATGGATGGCATATTGACCATATAGTACCATTATCATTTGGGACTACATTAGAAGAAATACATCTTTTAAACCATTACACCAATCTTCGACCATTATGGGCAAAAGATAATATCGTTAAAGGTGACAAAAGATGTAATACAACATCCTATATATAAATCTATACTCAATTTACGGTCAACCAAAAATTTCTAATTTCAACAAAATAAAAAAATTCCCGGGAATTTTTAAAAACCGTTTTTCAGTATACCCACACCAAAATTTTTCGGTTTTTTTTCAAAAAAAAATTTCCGCGCAAAAAATTGGGGAGAGGTACTTCCCGGCGAAGGGACTTGTTTTTCAACATATAGGGGTCTAAAATAAAAAGAAAATAAAAAGAAAATAAAAAGAAAATAAAAAGAAAATAAAAAGAAAATAAAAAGAAAATAAAAAGAAAATAAAAAGAAAATAAAAAGAAAATAAAAAGAAAATAAAAAATTTACGCGCAGCTCGCGCAAACGCGAATAATTCTCATTTACACCCCCGACCCCCCTGCCCTACTCGACTTTTTATTTTTTTGTCAAGAAAATAATATATTAAAAATATAATAATATATCACGCCCCCAATATAATCAGGATATATTATTATAATATACCCCTCACCCCCCCTCGATATATTCAGAACATATTAGTTTATCCTGAATATATCGCTTTGGTATTATATCCCCTCTATCTATCAAACTCTAAAGAAAACAACAGGTTTTCTTTTCGAACGTGGTAACCGCCCACGTGCGGGATGAAAATGAAGGCTATACAGCCTTCATTCCACGAATCGCTAATATGCGGTGTGCCGTTAAAAACGGCAGTTAATAGCCGCTTCGCGCGGTCTACCGCGTTTTGTTCTGTTTTAAAAGTTTTTTTCATTTTTTATCCTTTTTAAATAGTTTATTGAAGGCTGGATATAATCATTATATCCAACCAATTGAATTGAATTAGTGGGATAGTCTATCCCCTGCCCTACTGCATGCCCAATGTACTATCTGGGGTTAAAATCCCCAGATCAATCAGATCTGATTGAGCTTGCCGCAACACTGCTCGCGGCAAAATATCGTTTTTCCGGTTGAATACCGGAATTACAGCGTTAATAATCGCGGGGTTAATAAATGCCCCAGCATAGGTGGCGCTGGTGTACCAGCGTAAAAATCCGTTCAAACTGGTGAACGGTTTGAAGGCTACTGTGAAAAAATCAGTAGCGTGTACAGTTGCTTTTTTCATTTCCATGATATGCCCTGCCTTAAATTGAATTGAATTGAATTGATTAGTGGGGATAGGATTTTACCCTATCCCCTGCCCTGCTTTGAATTTATAGTTTTAACGCCTCGGCTATAACCTTTTCCAATAGCTTTTGATGTTCAAGTGCTGTTGGCTCACCCCTTCCAGCATCATAAACACTCATTATGTAATCTTTCGTAATCATGCTCACTGGAAAACAATCAGGCACTTGAAAAAAATAGTAAATGTGGCGGTCAACGTCCGCCATGATTACCCCACCATCAACCCACGTGAACGCTATACGCTGACCGTGTTCACTATAATGCCGCCCTGATTTAAAGGCGATGATGTCAAGCTTTGCTTGAGCCGTTTCCAACTCATGCAACTCGATGTACAAATTGTCAATTTGTTTCCTAATTTCAGCTATTCTAGCTTTCATGATTGTTCCCCTGATTAAGCGGGGATAACTAAACGCTATCCCCTGCCCTGCTTTAAATTATGATTAAGCCGCTAGTGAATCCCACCAGCAAAGCTAATGTGACTAAAAGAGCGGCAAATTGCTTGCCGCTCTCGGACAATAACGCGGAAACTGAAGTAATCAGCACCGCAAAAAGTAACATTAAAAACATCATTTTGATAACCCCCCCGCTACGGCAAGCGCCAAAATCGCCCACGGCAAATACTTCAAGCCGTGTAATAAAACCCACATAAAAATGTAGGATTTTGTTTGTTTTTTTGCTTCCATAACCTATCCCCTGAATGATTGAGCGGGGATAACTAAACGATATCCCCTGCCCTATTGAAATTTATTGTTCGAATTTACCGACTCGAACAATGTTACTCGCCTTGAGGCTGAAACAATCAGCCCCCGAATGGTCGGTGAACTCGCTCGCGTAGGCTTGCGCCTGCGCCTGCTCTCGTGTTATCTCAACCCCGTCTTGAAAATAAGCCGCTGTTGGCTTATAAGAGCCTTTGAAAAGGCTCACTCTCAAATACTGTTCGCCCTTATGCTGGATAACGTAAGGATATTGCAACCACTCGCCCCACGGCAACCCAGTGTTTTCTGCTGGAAGCGTACCGTCTGCCCTTTTTTCGATAACGCTTTTTTTGTTATCGTATTCAACGCCAAGTTGCACTTGGAACGATGATTTTTTGGTAATAGGTGAAAATCCTTTTTTCACCTTCAAAGTTTTTTCCATCTCAACGATAGAAAAAACCCCTTTATTGTAGCCATCAATAATGGCCACGAAAAAACTATTAACTTCCATGATGCTCTACCCTCTTTTAAATTGAAAAAAATAATTTTATTGTTTGATTTTAGACTTCACTGGGTTGAATACCAGCTCTGGTCATGAATCCCGAATTGTTAAAGAGCGTCAGCCGGTCGGCTTGGTTAGGCATTCTAGCGATTTTTTTAACCCTGTCAAGCTTTTTTGCAATTTATTTTCACGCACGACAAAAATAAGCAATTGCTTATAAGCAATTGCCTACAAGCCACGAAAATATCGCGGCAATAGGGAAGGGAAGGGAAGGGACAAAAAACCGCTCAAATCGAACCAGCGTTGATAATATCCTGTTCTGGTGCGTACTATACGCACCAGCACCAGCACCAGCACCAGCACCAGCACCAGCACCAGCACCAGCACCAGCACCAGCACCAGCACCAGCACCAGCACCAGCACCAGCACCAGCACCAGCACCAGCACCAGCACCAGCACCAG